CGCAGAGGAAATTTCATTCCAGCTTTGAAATTTCCGACTTGGAAAACGACCTAATTCGATAGCGACGGTAGTAGTCTAAGATACCCACACCCTGCCCCTCACCATACGGTGGGAGGGTAGGGTGGGTCTCCTTGCTTCACTCCTATTCTCCTGCTCTGGTAGTAGGCTACCAGCGCGTGGGAATGCTAAGTTGCTTGATATAAGCATTTAACGTCTGCAACTCTAGGGTGTAGCAGAACGAGCAACTTGAGCAGAAAGCGCTAGCGTTAAGCATGAGCAAAACCATATTCAGACTGGCAATCTTGGGGGATTTAAAAAGATTTGCAGAACAATTGGTATTGCCTAGAATGTGAGCATGACAGAAATTTTTAGCAACGGCGGCGGAACTCAGTCAGCGGCAATCACTGCACTCATTGTGCAGGGCAGATTACCGAAACCTGATTTGGTCGTAATCTGCGACACAGGCAGAGAGAAATCTTCAACATGGGATTACCTTGACGCGGTAATTCGTCCAGCACTTAGAGGGGTGGGATTAGAGGTAATTCGCATCAAACATTCGGAGTGGAGCAACCCGTCGCCTAGTGGCGAACATTACTCGCACAACGGCAACACTCTTCTCATTCCAGCATTTACCAACAAAAGCGGCGAGGTGGGGAAATTAAGTGGATTTTGCTCAGATAAGTGGAAGGTAATGCCTAAAAACCGATATCTTCGGGAGGTGTTAAAAATTCCAACCAACCAGCAGAAAAATTGGATTGGATTTTCGACTGATGAGGCAAGGCGAGCGATTCGGATGATTGCAGGCGAAGATTTTCAAGCGGGGTTAATTCGACTTCCACTGATCCACGATGTGCCAATGAATCGCCGAGAGGCAATCGCGTTAGTCGAATCAATGGGTTGGCCAACTCCTCCTCGTTCGTCGTGCTATATGTGTCCAAACCATAACGATTCTGAGTGGAGAGATTTAAAGGAAAATTACCCACTAGAGTTTGATTTGGCTTGTGATCTTGAAAGGGAGATTCAGGAAAAAGACCCGTTTTGCTTTTTCCACAAATCCTGCAAGCCACTCGGTGAAGTGGATTTCACTTTGCCAGAAGACCTATTCGACCGAGCGTGTTCAAGCGGAGGATGTTTTACATGACAGAACAGCAGATTTGGTTGGCGACATTGGCAAAGGGGATGATTCCCGAAAAGTTCGGCGGATCAATGGTTGAATACTTTGATGGCAAGCTTCGACTGCCTCACTCGACACGCTACCCAATGTACATCGCCGAGGAGTCACCGTGGTTAATTGAGCCAATGCGAGCCATTGGCGAACCGGGAATCAAGCGTGTGGACGTCCGTGGGCCTGCTGGCGCGGCAAAGTCATTGATTGGCGAGATGCACATTGCTTGGACAATCGACAACGAACCTGGACTCTACTACTACGTCCACCAGTCTGATCCCGATGGCACAGATGCAATGGAGGATCGAATCTTGCCAATGCTTCAAGCCAACGACTTTTTGGCAAGGAAGCTTCCCAATGACCGTCACAAGCAACGGATTGCCAAGATCGTGTTTCCGCACATGAGTCTGTACTGCGTTGGAGCAAATATGTCCTCGGCGCAAAGCAAGCGTGTCAAATATTTGACGATGGAAGAACCGCATATGTACAAGCCTGGAATGATGACCGCTTTTGAGAAGCGATGCGAAGGGGTGCGGAATGCAAAAATTTTAACCCTTTCCACCGGGAGTGTCCTCGGCGACGAGTCAGATGCCGCCTACCAGTCTGGCACTTGTGAGGAGTGGCAAGTGCCGTGTCCGCACTGCCGTCAATTCCAACGCATGATTGACAGCAGAGACCGACTGATCTTTGAGCGGTCACCAGAGACCATCACCGAGAATGGTGAGTACATCTGGAATCGGATTCTGCCAACCGTCAGGTACAACTGCGAGCATTGCGGACTAGATTGGCCGAGTGACGAATCAAGCCGCCGCTCCCAAGCTCAACTTGGCAGATATGAAGTGACCAATCCCAACGCTCCGGCAAACCATCGCTCATTTCATTGGGAGGCCGTTGCTGTGCATTATTTCAACCTTGGTCAAATACTTATGGAGAAGCTGAAAGCGTCCACAGCAGCCAAAGCGGGGCAAATTGAGCCACTCAGGGATTATATGCAGAAGCGGCGAGCGTTGGCATGGGATGAGTCTCCCGCTGACAGTGAGGCGAATATTGAGTTTGACCGAATCAAGGGTGCGTATTTGAAGCGAGAACCATTTGATGGCGAGATCGGGCGCTTCCTGTGCATCGATAACCAAGCAGGGCGAGCCAGCAAAGGCGAAGGCGCTCATCGATGGTACGTCTGCCGAGCGTTTGGGCAGTCCGAATCCCGCATCATTGACGAGGGTCGAATCGTCACTTGGGAGGAGTTGGAGGAACTGCGGATCGAACTTGGCGTTGAACCTGGGAGAACACTTGTGGACATTGCATTTGACACTCAAGCCGTGCAAGAGGTTTGCGTTCGGTATGGATGGCAGGGTCTGTGGGGCGATTCAACCAATCGCCGAGAGTTTCCGCATCACGAAAATTTTAATGGTCAACGGATCGTCCGCAAATACCCATTCTCCTCGGTCAACGTAGGCCATGTAGGCATTGGCAAAGGAGGCAAGGTGCGTCAATCCAGATATTTTTTCTGGGCGCAACAACCAATCAAGAATATGTATCACCGAATGCGTGGCGGCATGAGTACCTACAAATTCACCGCTCCGCAAAATGTCTCAGTCGAGTATCAGAAACAAACCTCGGTCGAGTTCAAGCGGCAAGAGGTGGACAAATCTGGACAGAAAAAGTGGTCTTGGACAGTCAGCAAAGGTAAGGCAAACCACTTACTTGACTGCGACCAGATGTGTCTGGTAAGCGCCCTGCTTGACGCAAGATTGCGCTCAGTATTGTTTACCACAGGAGATGCGGCAATTGAGGAGGCAGAGGTATAATGTTGCAATGTTTGAAATTTGTGATATCCATATTCTATATGGCAGTCAGACAATTGCTGGTTGGATGCACCGTAGCCGAGTTGAATGAAATTCGTGCTGCGGCATTATCGTGTATCGTTGCCAATGCCGTTCGCGGTATTAGCTACTCTATTGCTGGACGGCAGTTTACGTTCCCAAGTTTGGAGTCTGCGGCAGGAATGCTTCAAGAGGCTAACTTTGCGCTTGGATTACTCAACGGAACAAGGTCTATGAACGTCCGTGCAAACTTCAATCCATCCATTGGCAAGGGAACATCGTAAATGAAACCATCACTGCTTGACCGAGCAATCGGAATCATTTCGCCAATGGCGGCAGTCCGCAGGTTTGCTGCCAAGCGCCTGCTCCACGAATTTAAATACGACGGAGCGCAATTTACCAATCGGCGATCTAACGGCCCAGCGCAGATTGCTCCAAACTCATTTCAAGTTCAACGTGATCGATTGCAGTTGCTGCGTGAGGCAACCGACTTAGAAAACAACTTCGCCCCAGCAAAGGTACTGAATCGGAAGTACGCTATGTACGTTGCACCTGTGGCGTATCACGCGCAGACTGGCGATGCCGCTTTGGACGCAGACATTGAGCGTTGGCTGAATAACGAATGGTTTCCGCATTGTGACTCAGCCAACCGAGGAGTAGATTTCTTTCGCCTAATGGAATTTGGCGTCCTTGGCATGAACCGAGGTGGCGACTACGGATGGGCATTCGTGCGTCCCGGCAGTGACCCGTCAATGAGCTACGAGGAACTGATCCGCTTGCCATTTCGCATTCAAGCAGTTGAGCCAGATCGGCTTGGCGGCGTTTACCAAAATGTGGTTTCCGAGGACTATGTCAGCGGAGTGTGCATCGGGCCAAATGGTGAACCAGTAGCGTTTCGAGTATTCCGTCGCGGCATGGCGGCAGGGCAGTATACCGATCCAGTCGATGTCCCAGCATCTCAATTTGTCCACTACACAGATCCGATGCAGATTGACGCCTACCGAGGGGTAAGCAAATTGGACGCTGCTGTGGCAAATCTGCGTGACCTCTACGAGTTGATTGAGTTCACCAAAGGCAAATCAAAACTGGCATCGGCATTGACCATTTTTACCAACTCCATTGGCGCATCCGCCGGATCAGGATCAATGGATGGGTACGCATCCACGCATTTTGACAACCAGCAAACTGGATTGGCGCAGGACATTCAGTATGGGCAGATCAATCATCTTCCAGCGGGACAAGATGTAAAATTTCCAGACTCAGCATCGCCAGGAGCAGAGACACAATACCTCATGCAGTTGCTCCTCAAGATGACGTGTATGAGTTACAACCTGCCATATTCGTTTGGCCTCGACGCAACCAACCTTGGCGGCGTCTCCAGTCGCCTTGAAAGCGAGCAGGCCAAAGCGGAGTTCAACCGAGGACAGAAAGTTCTCGCTCCATTGGCACA